ACTGCGTGCAGGGCCGCGAGTGCCCTGCCCGTGTGGCCAAGTGCAAGCCAGTCATGCTGGCCGCTGAGCCACTGCCTGCCAGCCCTGTGGTTGGATACCTGAAAAGGATGGCCACCGCCATGTTGATGGTGCTTGGCGTGACATTTGTCACATGCATGTGGATCGTCCTGATTGCAGCATCTGCAATGGTCGCACCTGAAAGACGGGTGATCGACTGCAGTCTGGCATCGTTTCATCCAGACTTCACGCCAGCGATGCGTGAGGCCTGCCGCAATCGCAAGGCCACTCAGTAGGTCTCAGGCAATCATGCCAATGGCCTTGGCCTGCACATCAGCAACGCGCCTGCCCCAGCCCTTGCCGAAGTCTGTCCAAGTTGGTAGGTTAACAAGAAAAGCAAGCCTGCGCTTGGAATAGTCCTCGACGAGCTGCTGCGCATCAAAGGCCGCCACAGCCGCCAAAGTCTTCGGGCCTATGCCACCATCCTGCTCGACTCCAACGCACGCCTGGAGCCACTTTGCAGCCCTTCCTGGGCCGCTGTTGATGGCGGCATCAAAGACAGCGTAATCGACGCCAGACGGCAGATCGTCGCCGCGCACTTTGTCCCAGTACTTTGTCTTGTACAGAGGTGCCACATCGGCAGGCGTGAGAGCACGCATGGTCTTCTCGTCCACCTCATGGCCGCAATGCTCCTCCCAGACCTTTTTGGTGCAGCCGAGGTTCGTCATGCCACCTGGGTCTTTTGGGTGGTTCACAAAGCCACCCTCATGATGTAGGACGGCAGCCAGTGCAGCTTCAAAGTTCTGTTTCATAGTGTCCTCACTTGGTGGCTTTGGAGAGCAAATCGGTCTTGGCCTGGGAGCCAGCAGAGCTGCCAAAGTAATAGGCGATGATGCCAGTCCAGGCTGTGCCAAGGCTTCCCAGCATCATCAGGATGGCAGGGTTGTTGCTGTCGATCTGGTTGAAGAACATCATCACCATGATGCCGAAGAAACCCAGGGTCACAGCGCCAGCCAAGATGGGAGGCATCATCGAGCGAGTGGTGGCCTGCATCTCTCTGGCGCTCTTGCGGTCTTCGACGGCCAGCTTCTCAAAGTTCAGGCCCAGCTCCTGCGCCTGCTTCTGCAGCTCGATCTCGGCCAGCTTGACCTGCGCGATCTGGTCGGCAGTCAGTTTGTTGGAGGCGATCAGATCGCCAACCTTTGCCTCGTCCACGCCGATGGCCTTAGAGACTGCCGAGACGGCCATTCCTGCCAGTGGGCCACCCAGTGCGGTGGCAATCGTTGGTGCGATCTGCTTTAGCCAGTCCATATCAGCTTCCTCTCTTGGTCAACATTGCGCTGGCAATCTCCAGCATGAATTTTGTCTGCTCTAGGTTTGCTGGCTGCGCTGCCCAGCCAACTGTGATCTGTCCCACGAAGCGATGCGAATCTGGAGGGACGCTGACTCGACAGGTGTATGTCACGCCCTTCTCAAGATACCAAAGCCCGACCTCGGACTGTGCGTATCGATACTCGCCGCATGGTATCTCATTGGTCATCAGCTTGACCACATCTGAGTTATTCGACGAATTGTGCGTGAACAGGCCAACGTCGATGTTCTCAATCGTCTTGTCGCGCCCATCCTTGGTGTAGGCCTTGTAAAGCGTCCTGGAATTGAACAGCGGGTTGACTTTGAAGATCGCCACCACAGTTGCACCAGTTTGTTTGAACAGCATCGTCGCAGCATCATCGGCTCGGTCTGTTCGTATCTCAGGCAACTTCTGCGACTCCTTGTAAGCGTCACGGATGAAGTCTTGGCTTTCGTACAGAGCATAACCAGCAAACGCAATCACCGCCATAAGAATCACCGCAAACAGCTTGAACGGGCTGTCCACATACCCAAGAATTTTGTCGAGGGTGGTGTTGGCGTTGAGCTTCTCGGTCATACCTGATGTTGCAGCGCATTAACCACAAAGTAAAAAGTGATGCCAAGAACAACCACTGCGGTCAGCACCGCAATGCCGATCAAGAACATGTCATCGATCTCGGACTGCCTGCGCTTTGCTTCTGCCTTGCGTTTGCCTTCAGCACGGGCGGCATCGGCCTCCATCTGCTTAGCCCTGGCCGTAATGCGCATCCAGACATCCATCTTGTTCGACTGAAAGAAGAGCATCTTCACCTGCTCCTCAAACTCCCGAGCCTGCTCCAGAGCAAGTTCCAGCTCCAGTGCCTTGCCAAGTGCCGAGCCTTTGAAGCCACCTGTCTTGGCCTTTTCTACGACCTCGATGGCCTGCGCCTTGGCGTCGAAATATTGACCCAGCACCGGCCCCAAAGACTGCACATCCTGAACGGTCTTGACAGCCTTTTTGACGAGGTTTACCGCTGAAGATACCGCAGCAAGGGCGGTGATGGGATCAATCACTTTGTCATCCAGATCGCAGCAAAGATGGTTCCTGCCATTGATACAAGCATGATGCCAGCAGTCTTAATCATGATGCCTTCAATGCGCTTGAGACGCGCATTGATCTGCTCATACCTCAGCGCACAAATTTCTTCGTGCGTCTGAAGTCGTGCATCAGTTGCATCGACCTGGCTCATTACATGCCCTCGCCTGGCACGATGTAGACGGTAGATGCGCCAGCAGGTGCCAGGCCTGAGAAGAACGACTCACGCGCAAAGCGCAGCACTTCAACAGCACCAGGCACCAGCACAATGGCCGCCGAAGGGGTGCCAGCTACAGGAGCCACAGCATTGGCCGCAGCCTCTGCTGCAGTATTGCCAACGCCCAGAAACACCGTATTGGCGCTGTTGTTGATGATCCGATATTGGCCTGTGCTTTGGGCATCGAGCCTTGAGAACACCAGCGCCTGGACGCCAGTTGACGCAGAAGTGGTAGCAGGGATGACGACTGTATTGCCAAGTGGGGCAAATGCGATTTGACTATTAGTGGACATCTCAGTTTCCTTTCAGTTGTTCTTCGGTTGGCTTTTCAAACGTAGGATGCGACCACTCTTTGATGTAGTCGCCTTCTCCATCGTTCTGCAGCTTGATGGTTCCTTTGCAGCCAAAATCCTCTAACTTGAGAGTTGGATATAGCTGGATGATTTTCTCGTATAAGTTCATGATTTACCTCACAAATGCAATGTCAAAATAGGTAGCCTGCGATGAAGCCTCTAGTGCTTGACCAACACTCAATCGTCCATAGATTTGAATGTAATCACCAGTGCCATTGAGATAAATAAGACCAGAGCCATAGCTACCGTAAAGCCTTGAAAGAGGCTCAGTAAGCGCCAACAGCTTGGAACTTACCCCATTTTTATAGATAGAAATTGTGACTTCTGAAGCCAATGTTCCCATTGTCAAACCGGCGCTGACCTGATACCAGCCAGCAACATTCGGAGTAAATGAATAGGCTGGTGCTGTGAGGCCGTTTAGGGTAACTGGTGCATTTGTGTTGTTGAAACAACCAGCAGTATCGAAAAGCTCTGTTTGATATTGAATTAGTGCAAATACTGACGATGTAAGAGTTTGCGCAGCGCTTTGGTAAGCCTGCGCAATCGGGCCAACGATGTTCCTAATGGTCTTTAGCATTCCAGTTTCTCCTTAAATGTTGGAAGACAACTTGCTGCGCAAATATGCGCACTCAAGTACCAGGGCTTCTTCGTATCGGATGCCGTATCGATCTTCGCCATCTGCATTGTCATAGCAAAGAACGCCGTATTCAAAAGCGTTCAAGCCTTCTGACTCAAATGCCTCTTTAACGCGCTGTGCAACCAAACCGAAGTGCCAACGTGCATCGGCGCCTTTTTTCTCCACGGCATCGTTGAACTTGTACTGGCAATATTCAACCTTGGCCCATGCGCGGAGTGCGGCAGAGTCAATTGGTTTGATTTGCTGCTTCTGACGCTCGTCAGATGTGTTGATTGCACCAGTTGCGGCATAGACCACCGACCAACGGTTTGCTGGGCCACCAAGGGCTGTCACGTTGTCGGTCGACGGACGGAAGAAGGTGTGCAGCGAGTTGCAAACAGTGAAGATGTTGGTGGTAGAAAACACGCCAGAACCAATTGCCACGGCATTGCCGCCAGTGGTGTAAGAATTGTCACCAATGGCAATGCTGTTTTGCCCACCATTCGACTGGCTGGCGTTGTTGCCCGAACGATAACCAATAAAGACGTTGTAGCCTCCGCTGATTTCCGTTGCTACTGAGCCAGTTTCAGCACCAAGGTAGGTGTTGTAGCTGCCAGTGTTTTTGAGGCCCGCACTGTAGCCAATGGCTGCATTCATCTGGCCTCCGCCGTTGTACAGCGAATATGCTCCTATGGCTGAACAGAAACTTTGTGATGTGCCGTTCCCAAAACTCTGTGGGCCACCGCGCAAAGCGTACAAACCGACAGATGCGTTTTCGGCGCCTGTGGTGTTGTGGTAAGTCGCTTGCGTTCCAACAGCAGTATTGCCACTGCCTGTGGTGTTGTAGGCGTTGGTATCCGACCCCATGCTGACGTTGCCAGTGCCTGTGGTGTTTGCTTGGCTTGAGTAAATGCCAACAGCAGTGTTTACGCTGCCTGTTGTGTTGTTAAACAGAGCATTTGCACCGAGGGCGGTATTGTTGACACCAGTGGTGTTGTCCTCCATCGCAGTCACGCCCATCACGGTGTTGGCGTAACCCGTGGTGTTGGAGTACATGGCTTTCCAGCCAACCACTGTGTTTTGGTTGCCTGCGTTGTTCAGGTTTCCAAAAACATCTTTCCCGAGGAAAGTATTTGTTTCTGTCGTGCCATTAACGCCCATGATGGGCGAGCCGTTCTTGGTGATGACGCCGCTTTTGGTATCCAGCACTTGTGGATTTGGGTTAAGTTGGAACGACCAAGAGTTGCCAACGGTGTGTCCAGTGACAGCACCAAACACGGGAATAATCCCGGTTCCTGGTAGACCGACAGGTGCAGTGAAGGTGTACCCAATCAAAGCATTCATGCCCAAAGGCAATGCGTAAACTTGATCGTCCGCAGGGTTGTAGGCATCATAGGTGGAAATCCAAGTGACTCCACCATTCAGGCTGTACTCAAATGTGTCGCAAGGGCTTGCAGCACCAGAAATGCCAGTCTGGTTGATAGCGTTAACTCTGATGACTATTTGCAAAGGACGAGCCTGCACATAACTGCCAGTCAGCGTCATGTCATTGAGGCCAGGCCCAGCAAACGTAATAACACCAGCCCCAACATATCCCGAAAGAACGCCAGGCCCGTAGTAACGCTTGGTTAAAACGGTTGTGCTGCTGATTGGATACGTTCCGATAGGTAAATAAATTTCCTGTTCTGCCGAAGCCTCTGCCAAAACAAATGCGGCTGAATCATTGGTGACTCCATCACCGACTGCGCCAAAGTCCACAATGCTTGCAGACTGGCCAAGTTTGTCCTCGACCGTGGTCTGCACTCCACCAACAAAAGGCGGGTCATAGGTTACGTCTGCGGCATTGATGATGTTTCCATAACGCTCAGTTGCAGATGGTGCGCTGTACACCAAACTTCCTTTGCTATCCAGCACCTGGATACTGTAGTCGCTGTTGACGTACAGACGCGCAGGCGTGCCCTGGTAGACCGGATAGCCGTTGAGCGTGCGGATCGGCTGGGCTGCCGGGATGGTCAGAGCTGCATCCCAATAGACTGCGATCTGGTTGATTTGCGGGTTGAGGTTGACCGTGCCAATCCAGATGTAACCATTCTCCAACGGCAGGCCGTCAGTCCCTGTGAAGATCGGAAAGGTTGGCTGGATGCTGAGTGCGCTCATTGTTGGTTCTCCTGGTCGAATTGTCGTCCTGTTTGGATTGCACTCTGCAAGAACTGGATGCGTGCATCCAGAGATTGTGGCAGGTTCGCTTCTTTTGCGAAATCCCCAAAGGACTTGCTCATGGCCGTGCGACGGAGCGCCGCCTGGCTGGGCTGGCCACCCTTGGTGGCAGTCTGCACAGCCAGCTCTTGGAACTCTGGTGAGGCAAAGAGCTTGGCAGCCTTCTGTACGCCAGCGCCCTTGGCTGAGGACATCCATTGCACGATGTCTGGTGCAATCAGGCCGCCACCAGGCACTGCGCCTGCTACGCCAGTGGCAACACGTTGTGCAACGCTGCTTGACATGACCTGGCCCATCAGACCTTGAACCGCTGCATCGCCAAGAATCTGGTTTGCCTTGCCAGTGGTCGGGATGCGAGCCTGAGCGTCTGCAATGCGACGCGAAATCTCGTAGAGGTCACGCGATGCACGATCCCACTCTGGCCCCATGATCTTGACCATCTGGGAGTAGACAGGTGGGTTGGCTCGAAGGCCACGATAGACCTTGGTGAACTCTGCAGGGCTGAACACGGTTTCAGCAGCTCCAGCAGCACGGCCTGCCGCTTTGCCTGCGGTCACAGATGCCAGCGCAGTGGCCAGCGTCTCCTTCTGCAACTCATCTGGCACCACCTTCATCAGACGATTGAAGGCCGCGGCATCGCCCTTGGCAGCCGTTGTGATGGCCGTCTGCATACGTTGGGCCACGCTGCCATCGATCTCCTGGCCGAATGCGCCGACGATGCGCTTTTCCAGCGCCTTCTGCTTGGCGGTCAGCAAGTTTGCCGCACGCAGCTCGCGCCGAGCCTCCTCGCCTGCCAGCGTTGCCACGTTGTCCAGTTGATCTTGGGCAAGTGCAGCATAAAGGCGCTTGAGGTCACCGGCTGCCATGTTGTCATATGGTGACTTCAGGCCGCCAACGGCCTGGCCTACCAAGTCCTTCTCGCGCTTGAGACCGAAGTAGGTCAGCTCACCCTTCTCCAGCATCTTGGCCAGATTGGATTCTTGTGGCGTCATGCGGCCTGCAGCGCCCAGATTGGTACGCAGGTCGTCGAGGTAAGTTTTTAAATTGTTCAGCTCAACTGGAGAATTCTTTGGCACTGCCTCGTCAATACGGTCGTAGATCGCCTTGGCATCATTTTTCAGCGTCTGCCGGGTCTGCTGCAAGTTGTCCACAATCTTCTGTGAGGTAGCTCCAGGAGCTGGCCTGCCAGCAATGAAATTCGCATCAAACTGCTGCGACACCTCGTCGGCACGCTGGATAGCGTTGCGCACAGTGCTTTCCCATGCAGCCTCAGCCTCGCCTGCGACCAGCGCACGGGTCAGGCCCACGGCACTGCGCACCTGCGGGTTGTCGCTCAATACGTCGAATGGCAAGTCGATTCGAAGGCGCTCGGCTGCCGCACGAGCCTCTGGGTTGACCTGCGCGAGATCAACCAGTTGGGCCTTTGCCGCTGACGATCCAGGCCCAAAACCTGCAGCTTTGCGTGCCAGATTCAGAACATCAATAACTCCACCTGCTGTGGCCTCTGCAGCGGCTGCTGCAGGCGGCACTTCAGGGGCCATTGCCGTGCCCATAGGAGCGCCAGCAGGGCCAGGAGCAGGAGGTGGTGCCTCTGGTATGGCTGCGGCTGCTGGAGGCGCTGCAGGGGCCACAGGAGGCGCTGCTGCCGGTGCTGGAGGTGCAGGTGCTGGCCTGCTCCTGAGTGCAGCGATTTGCTGTTGCACCTCGCCAAGCCTGGCCTCTCGGATTCCTCTGGACTCACCCTGCCGGATTGGCTGAGAGGAAAGCATTTCCAGTTCAAACTCAAGCGCCTGGAGCTGTGCCGCTGGTGCACCAGTAGGTGGCCCCATGTCAAAAGTCGGCTCGACGCGAGGTGCGGCAGGAACCGAAGGAGCCGCAGGAGCGCGTCCTGTGGCTCGCTGGACGCCTCGTCGCACGGCTGCAGCCGCAGGTGGTGCTACGCGTTGAATGATCTGCCCAGCAGGTCCAGTGGCGGCTGCCAGGCCAACCTCGCCAAGATTGAACTCTCCACCAACACTCAGAGCATCACCCAAGAAAGAATGCGGTGGAATGCCAGTCTGTGTTGCCTCAATTCCTGCCTGCGTTGCGCCAGCCTTGAGAGCAGCGCCAGGGATGGTTGCAGCTCGGCCTGCCGGTGTGAATGCAGCAACTCCACCAATGGCGCGAGGAATGTCGCCCATCGTAAATCCTGGCGGGATAGCGTATTCCTGCTGGTTGACGGATGACCGAAGGATAAAATTTCCCTTCTCGTCCTGACGCACCTGCACTCCAGGGAAGTTGGACTGCAGAATCTGCACCGTCTCTTGAGGGTTACTAAGAAGTGACCCAAGGGCAGTCTTGAAAGATGCCACACTCATCTGGTTGAGTTCTGGCATGGTCGTCCACTCAGGCAATCGCTGAGTTTCAGGCGTTGTGCGAGCGCGGCCAGTGACAGACTCAACCAATCCCTCGAAAAATCCCATTGGCCTAGGCTGACCTGGAGCCGCAGCAGGAGCCGGGGCAGGGGCTGCCGGTGCAGGTGCAACAACAGGCGCAGGAGTTGCCATAGAGGCAGGGGCAGGTCTAGCTGCTCTGGGAGCCGCAGCCGGTGCAGGCGCAGGTGCCATTGCTGCTGGAGCAGCCACAGGCGCTGCGGCAGGTGCAGGGGCGGCAGCTTGTGCCTGAGCGCCTTGCTGGCGCTGTGCATAGGCCGCCTGAGCAGCCTGGATCAGTTGCGCATCTGTTGCGTTATCCGGGCCATCCAGCTCGATGATGCTGCCGTCAGGCGCTTGGACTTTATATCTTGCCATTGGTCTTGACCTTTACCGAATTACGCGGAAACCAGAGGGCATTGCTGGGGCTGCTGCGGGGGCTGGAGCAGGCGCTGCTGCGGCTGGAGCAGGAGCAGCGGGTGCCCTGGTTCTTGCGCCAGTGTAGAAATCCTGACCAAGAATCGGGCCAAGACTCGTGTCGAACCTTGCGATCTCTTCCTCGGTGTACTTGTCCTCACGGATTAGCTTTCGTGCATGATCGGCAAGTTTTGCAGATCGTGTCGCAAAAGCCTCGGCATACTTGGCCATCAGATCACGGCCACCTTCAGAGTTTGCCAGCGATGGGAAGGCCGAGACAAACGCCCTGAACTCGGTGTCTGACGTAGAACCAGAGCCAGGAGGACGGAGTTGTGTAGCTCCACGAATTGCCAGGGAATTGGCGAGGTCATTGGCCCTGACGGTATCCGTTTCAAACCCGAGGGTCTTGGCAAAATCACTGGTCAACTTGACAGTGGTGCCACCTCCCTTGCCTCGTAGCAGGTCTGCAATCACTCGCGAGTCTCGCGCCAGCGTCCGAGCAGATGCTGCAGCGGCAGAGAACTCTTGCGCCCTTGGCACGTCCAACTCTTTCATGGCCAGCGTGTCTCGTTGCTGTCCGAGGTCGATCTTCACCAGCTCCTTGCTGACAGGCTCGATCTTCTGCGTTCCCAGGTTTCGCTGATAAACGCCAGCAGGCAGTCCAAGTCTTACCCTTTCTGCCTCTGGAATGATTGCAAAACCAGGAGCAGGTTTGGCCTCTTCCGCTGCTTTTGCAATGCGTGATTGCACAGTGGCAGCAGCCACATCTGCATCTGCCCTTTCTTTTCTGACCTGAGCGACTCGCAAGTCTTGTTCTGCTCTCAGACGATCTGGTGTGTTTGCTGCTTCTGCAACTTTTCTCTGTGCTTCTGCCACAGCCGCATCGGCATCTGCAGCGGTCTTTCTGGCCACATCTGGCTGCATCGCTGCAGTCCTACGCTCAGCACGAATTTTCGTTACGTTGTCGTACCAATCCTTACCGAATGCACCCATTCCGGTGTATTCGACCATCTGAGCCGCTTGAGTTGGGCTGACATCAAGGAGTTTCAGGGTTGCCTGAAAGGCATCGCGTTGTTGCGGATCAGTTTCGGCTTGAATACGCTGCTCAAGCATGCTCCGAGCAATTGTAGGATTTGACTCAAGAGCTGCGAGAAGCTGTCCTGAAAAGAGTTTGGCGTTTTCCAAACGCCTTTCGCCCATGTTTTTGCCAATGGCTTGTAGCGCATCAAACTGCTGCTTGTTGGCCATTGGAAGGATCGACTCCAAGTCCTCAAATTTGCGGTCTGGATTGGCAAAGAATGTGCGCAGACCAGTCTCAAAAACCTGTTGATTCTGAGTTGCCTGTCTTTGGGCCTCTACTTGTGCCCGAGCCTCTGCTACACCAGCGCCAAGTTTGAACCCACCGAGTGCCGCCTCAAAAGGGCTTTGCACATCGACTGCGTAGTTGATTGGGGCTTGGAATGGATTGATGGTGGCCATGTTCTATTCCTTAAAACCCAAAGCCCATGCCAGCCTTGCCGCCTGCGCCGTACTGGAAGCCAAGCACCTGAGCAGGCAAGTTGAACAGGCCGCTGAATGCCTTGGCCTCGCCCAGCTCGCCACCAGCTCTGGCTGCTCCCTGCTGGGCCAGTAAGTTGGCCACATTGGTTCCAGACTCCATGCCAGCAGCGCCGACACCGGCAGCAGAACGCTGGCCCAAAGTGGTCATGCCGCCCAGGCGGCCATATTGCTGCTCAATGGCTTGGTTCAGCAAAGCTGGTCGGAACTGTGCAAGTGCGCCTTGGATGTTGCCACCTCGCAGGCCACCAGTGGCCGAGGCACGCTGAAGCAGCGCCTCTTCGCCCTGCTGTGCCAATGCTTGGAAGGTCTCGCCGCTTCGAATGCGCTCAATGGCGGCCTGCTCTGCTTCTGGGCCTTGTAGCCCAAGCAATGCCTGCTGTTGCTGTAGGGCAGGCAATCCTGCCTCGGTGTAAGGCTTGAGCAATGCTTGCAGTGCATCGAACTGCCTGCGCTGTTCTGCAATACCTTCTCCTGCTGCGCCTGCTTGAATGCCTGCTGCCTCGCTTGCTGCATCGGCCTGCATCATGCCGCCAAGCAGTTGCGAGCCTCCAACGATTAAACCAGTGACTGGATCAGGCATGGCTGAACTCCTTCATGTAGTCTTCAAATTTCTCTCCATACAACTCCATGACGCTGCCTGCATCTTCTGTCGCACGACGAGTGCCGTGGCACAGCGCCACGGTCATCAGCACAACATCATAGTAGCCTGCACGCCAGACAAATGACCGTGCATCGGCCTTGCCTGCACGCTCGGCCTGGTCAGATGCCTGCCACTTCAAGATCATGGTGGCCACTATGGGTGCGAGGCTGTGGGAGTTGGCAATCCAAAATGTGTTCTGGTTCATGCCCACCAGGGTGTTCCAGATCACCGCATTGAGGTCTTCGCGCTCGACTGGATCACCGTCTGCGACATCATCAAAGACCTGGATGGCCCCATAAAGCATGAGCAGCCATTCAACGGCTGGCGTT